CCAGAAGCACCTCAATGTGATCCGGGGTGCCCAGCGAAGGACCGCCGTACTGGTAGCGGATCTTGAACACCTGAGCCGTGCGGAAAGGCAACGTCACCCTCGACTTCGGCTTGAACAAGTCAGCGTGCTTCAACGACGTGTACACCTTCGTCTCACCACCAGCATCACCAGACGTGATCTGCTGCGAGCCGCCGTCGTTCTTCACAGCCTGGTTCTCAACGACCAGACCCTTCACGCTCACGCTCGTCGCGTACCGCTCCCCCGTCGAACTCTCCCCAAGGTGCGTCTCCACGCCAATCGTGTGGACGAACATGCGGCTAATCTCACCCACGGTCAGCCCCGCTCATACGAAACGGGACTCGAAGCGCCGATGCCGTTGCTGACCGTGACAAGCACCAAGCCGGCATCGCCCGCAGGAACGGTGACAACAATCTCCGTGTCGGACACCTCAACGCGCTGAGTGGCCTCAACGCCGCCGAACGTCACACCAGTCAAGCCAGTGAAACCGTGCCCGTGGATGCTCACCAGTTCGCCAGCAGCAGCGCCAGAGGGCTGCAGGAATTCAACGTCAGGGGCCACAGTCGGGGGGACAGCCAGAGGCATCATGTCGATCATGAACGCGCCACCGCGGCCAGCCAGCCGGCGAAGCGTGCGAACCTCCTGGCGTGCGAGGAACAGCCCACCAATGCCGGTCTGCGAATACTGCGTACCGTACGACACCTCAGCGGTGCCGATGGTCACACGGTGAGCTGCGGTGACGTTGTTGTACGCGCGCGCGGCGACAGCCAGAAGGACCGGCTTACCCAGCAGCGGCAGCGGGTTCACAACCGTCTCGCACAAGTCCTGCGCGAGCTGCAAGAACAGGTCAGCGCGGTCCTCGTCAATGGCGTCTTCCGCCAGGTACAGCGCGAGCTCGACATTCGTGGCAATCGGCGTAGTCACTTGCCAGGTCTCCTACTCGCGCAAAGGTATGGGGCACTGCGGGCGCACCCTTGTGGAGTGCGCCCGCAGTGATGCATCTAGTTCGCTCAGGCGAACAGGCCGCGGAGGACGCCGTGAGCGGCCTCGTTGCCGTACTTGAGACCGACCTCGCCGTAAATCTGCGTCTTCTCGGACGCGCCGGTCTTGGCCAGCTCTTCCTCGAACATGACACCCTTGCCGGGGATGTTCAGGAACACGGGGTCGATCTGCTCAAGCGAGGTGACCGCGATGGCGTCAGCCGGCAGCGCACGCTCGATCTTGATGTTCAGGTTGCCGAAGTCGGTCACGATGGTGTTCATGGCAACCCCACCAACGTTGCGGCTGCCAGCGAACGGGTCAGCCTTGCCGTACGCGGACGCGTACGCCTTGGTCAGCGCGAGCTTCTGGCCCGAGGGAACCCACAGGGTGGCGGTCCCTTCCTCGGTGATGCCACCGTTGTCGAACACGGACTGCAGGAGACCGTTGACGTCATCGACGCCCACAACGTTCGCAGCCTTGAGCGGGTAGCCGGCGACGGTAGCGGTGCCGACCGTGATGGCGGCGCCGCCCTTGGTCGCGGACACCTTGAACGAGGCCGTGGTGCTGACCGAGGTGACCCAGTACGCGCGGTGCGCGACAATGGTGGTCGACGCGCCCACGTCGGTGAAGACGAACTTGTCGTCCACAACCAGGTCGTGGGTCTTGGTCAGGGTATCCGTCGCAGCCGAGATGGCCGTGAGAGCAGCCTTCTTGACCTGAGCGTTGGACGAGATGACCGACAGAAGGCCGGCCATCTGACGGGCCGTGGTGTTGTCGGACGGGTCGTTGCGCTGACCGTGCCAGAAGGCGAAGTTCACGTCACGCGCGATCTGCTTGAGCGACTGCATGACCTGCCAGGAGTGCTCGTCCTTGACGGGGTTCTCCGCGCCACCAGCGGCGGTCGCGTAACGCCCGGTGGCAGCCTGCTTGGTGTAGCTGGTGCTGACGGACTCGTGGAAGATCTGCAGGCGGTTGGACACGTTCCCACGAACGCGCTCTTCGGCGGTGGGCGCGTCAGCGCCCTCAAGCCGGGTGCGGATCTGCGGGTCGCGCAGGTCGTACTTCTGCCACTCAGCGAGGGTGTCAGTGACCTGACCGCCGCCGCCGATGCCGCCAGAGGCGGACAGAAGGGGGGTGTCGGAAGGGGTCACAGCGAAAAGCTCGCCGTGGTAGTTCGGCAGGTTGAACGTGGTGCCGATGCCAGTGATACCGGACATGCGTTAGTCCTCCTAGGACTTCGAAAGTTGGGCCGAGCGCTGCTGCTTGAGCGCAATGGCGAGCTGCAGATCTCCGGCCTTGGTGGCCGCTTCGATCTGAGCGTCGATGTCAGCCGCCACGGCGCCGCTGCCACTGGACCCCTGAGCGGGATTCGGTGCAGGAGCGCGCGAACCCGGCACGGCACCAAGCCGCGGGTTCGCTGCAACAGCTTCCTGAACGGCAGCCAGGATGGCCGCAGTGTCAGAGGGGTCAAGCGAGGCCGTCTTCGCCAGGAAGGACGCCGAGTCGAGCAAAGCAAGCGGGTCAGCGCCCGCGGTCGCAGCATTCTGGAAGACCGCCAGGGCCACCTTCGTCTGCCGTGCCTCAGCCTGAGCCGAAGCGATGTCCGCGGTAAGCTTCGCGGGGTCAACAGGCTCGTCATCCTTGACGAACCCGAGGATCTTGCCGAACTCCTTGGTCAGCTCTGCGCGCGCCTCATCGGCGGCGGTCTGCTTCGCGGTGGTGCGGTCCTTGCCGTTCTCGGCACGGAGGCGCTTGATCTCGGCCTCAGCCTTGGCCGGGTCGGTCCACGGGGTGTCTTCCACGACGGGAGCGGCAGGTGCAGCCGGGGCTGCGGGAGCGGCAGGTGCCGCAGGCGGTGTGGCCGGCGCCACTGCAGCAGGCGCCGGGGGAGTCGCAACGGGAGTAGCCGGGGCTGCGGGCGGGGCGATGGGGTCGATCATGCCTTCACCTCGAAACCGAAGTCACGGACATGGGCGATAAGCGACTCGCGGACCACGTCAGCAACGACATCCACGGGAATGCCCGCCTCGATGAGTTCCTTACGGAACTTGCCGAAAGCATCGGCCGTGGTCGGGACGGTTGGCTGGTCAGACATGCTTGTCCTCCTGGGACAGATGGGTGTTGCAAGGCCCGCACCAGGCGGGAGGTCTACTTGATGCGCTTCTGCAGCGCGCGCAACTCCCTGAGCCGGCGTCGCCGGTACTCGGAGTCCTTGAGGGTGTTCAACAGGCCAATCTGATGAGCAATCTGCGCAGCGGTCATAGTCGAACCAGCGACACGCGCCGGCTCAGGCTTCGCCTTACCAGTCGTGCCAGTCACAGGACGGCCCTCAATGGCCTGACGGAACGCGTTACGTGCGTCATTCCCAGAGCGACCCTTCGTGACCTTGTCCCACACGGCCTGCGCCTCACGCACCCGAGCAGAAGGCTCATACGCACCACCGAAAATCGGCTCAACACCGCACCGGCAGTTGTCATGCACCTTCGCCGCGCCGGCACCAACGAACGCCTCATCCGGCCGGTTCGAGTTACGCCGCGAACGACGATTCGGGCCAGCAGCAGCCTTCGACGTGTACACCGGGCCGCGCATCGCCAACATCAGACAGAACGAACACGCGTCAGCGTTCGGCACGCGCGCCCAACCAGTCGCCTGATCGTCCACCTCAGTAGCCGAAGACAACTGGCGCCGATACTGCTCGAACACCAACTGCTCGGCAGCCTCAGACAGCCGATCCAACGCGAGCTGCGGGTCCGGGTAGAACGCGCCAACCGGCTTCAACAGATCAGCCAGCGCCTCATCCACCATCGCCGCGTCAATCGGCGCCACAATCGGCACCGGCAAGGCAGGAAGACCCGCCCGCTCACGCTCAGCCTGGTAGAAGTTCAACGCCTCAGCCGCAGCAGCCCGCCCATAGAACTGGACCACCGACAGAATCGCCAGCTTCACCAGATCCAACGAACCCTCAACGTTCTCAGGGTCCAGAAGACTCAACGCCACCGCAATCTCAGGCAGCGCCAGCTTCGCTAGATCCTCCTGAACCTGACGCTGCGCCTCAACCGTTTGCGCTGACACTCGGGGCACCTGGCTTCTTCTCGGCAGGCGTCGCAGCCGCCTTCGCAGCATTCGCCAGCAGCACGTCTCGGACCTGGTCCAACGCCGACTGCGCGTCAGCAGCAGGGCGGTCCTGAGCAATCTGAGCCCGCTCAATCGCGGAGTACCGCAGCTTCTTGAGGACCACGTCAGACGTCGCGGGCACAGCGCCCGAGGCAATGTCCTTCGACACCGCGTCAGACGTCACACCAGGCGTCTCAAGCGCAATCGGGTGCCAGTCGACAGCCATCCGCTTGAACTCATCCGGCAGCACGCCATCGTTCTCGAACCGCTTGGCCATCTGCATGACCTCGATCAGAGACACAGACCCCACCGACGCGACCCGCTTAGCCCTACGGTCACGGCGAGCCTCAATCACAGCGCCAGCCTCAGCCGAAGCCGGGTTGCCCTGCGTGTAAAGGCCCAAGTCCTGCGGGTTCGCAGCCAAGATGCCAGACGCCTGCGACGCGTACATCTCAACGATCTTCGTGAACACCGAAGGGTCATACGGCTGGAACTGGTGGATCTCGGGGATGTTGCCATCCTCATCCCGCTCAAGAGCGAGCACCTTGTTGATGTACGTCTCCCACGCCTTCCGCGGCCGACCATCAGCACCCTGGAAGTCCGACTCCGCAGCACCAAGAATGACCTTCTGCGGCACCGAGTAGAACTCGCGCGCAACCTCAAGGCCAAGCAGCGTCCGGCAAGCGCCATCAATGATGGACATGAGCTCAGGCGTGATCGCAGAGAACCCGTCGCGGCGGTCAGTCTCAGGCGCATGCGCCATCCGAATGATCGGCACCCGACCAAAGTTGTGCAGGTCGCGGTTCGTGACCTCCCAGTTCGAAGCCTTGTCCCGCTGCGCAAGGTAGATCGTCTGCTGAGGCAGGTACAGCACGGCCTCGTTACGGTCATCCACCTGATACTTCTGCAGGGCAGCCTTTGGGACGCGCCCGCCAAGCTGCCAGTCCACCGAGATGTTCAGCGGCGACTCAGCGCAGATCCGCGGCGGGTCGCCGGCCTCGTCGCCACTCCCGACCGTCCAGAACGCGCGCCGCTTCACCAGGGCATCCGTCAGCGCCATCGGCAGCTCAGCGTCAAGCCCGTTCGCGTCCCACAGGTCACGCAGACCAGCATCAGCATCAGTAGCGCCGGCAAGCCGGAACCCATCCACCGCAAGCCGCTCAACCATCGGGTCAACCGCGATACGCGCCCAACCAGTCAGAGTCCGCAGCTTCTCGTAAATCTCCTTCGGAATGGAGATGCCAAGATCCTGAATGACCTGCCAACCGTGGTAATACGCATCCGTCAGCTCCATCTCCGCACGGTCACGGTTGTTGCTCGACTGACGCTTCTCAAGAGACTCAACGAGCTTCTTCTCAGCATCCGACAACGCGAGCGTGGGCAGGGTCGGAATGCTGCCCGGCGAGAACGACATCGGGACGACCCAATCGGCTGACCCGACCATGCGTTCACGCCTTCCTAATCATCCAACAGG